GTACGCCTCAACGACTTTGCCGTTGTCCATCGTGATTGGGGTGTGGGTGATGATTTCGTGGTTCATGGTTGGTTTGGTTTACGTTGGTTAAAAGATTGTGCGTTGGCGAGCCGCACCCCTCGGTGGGTTAGGGTTATTTTTTACGTATTATTTTTAATCCCCATCGATTTGCCATATCTAAAGCAACGTATCTTTTACTTGACCCATCGATTGGTTCTTCGGTTTTGGCATCTACGAGCCAATACCAATACTTTACTGATTCGCTGCCTTCCCATCGCTCAAGGTAAACTTCTTTAGCCGGTTCCATTGCCTTGATAGTTTTGCTTGGGTTAGGTCGGTTAGTCTTTTTTGCTGATTTGATTATCGCAAGTTGGTAAAGTTGTTGTGGTGTCATGGTGTGTTTGGTTTTAGGTTGTTTTCCCGTTTTGGTATATGCAAATATACATACATATATATATACATTCCAAATGTTTTTTAATTTTTTTTTCTGCGTTTCCAGCGCGTAGACGCACTTTTGGACAAAACTTGTCCAACGCCCCCGATTTCCAAGCCTTGATTTTCCGCACTTACCTCAACCGAGCGAACAAAACGACGCTGGCGAGCAGTCCCAAAATCGCCCCGACAAGCAGTATCGGCCACCTGCTTTTGCGCTTCTTCGGCTGAACTACAACGGTGCGCTCTACTATTGTCGTATCGCGCATTATTAAGCGTTCTATGACAGTATCTCTGCGCAGACGGATGACAATGCCACTGCCTGAATTTGCGACGCTTAGAACGCTTGTTTTAGCACTGTCGCGCAAAGTGAAGCGGCGTATCAACCCGGCACTGTCGCACAGGTCAGGAAGCGTCAACTCCGTCAAGCTGCCAGCGGTCACGACTTGCCGATCAGTGTGGACGACAGCACTTGTGCGGATCACCTCCGCAGGTTTTCGGCAGCAGCTAACAAGCAGCAGGCTAAATATGAGCGTACTCCTGTGCAGCATTGAAGGATGGGCAGGCTTTGGCTACCTTTGGGAAGTCACGGTGGCCGAGGATCTTGGCCGCTGGGTACTTGGCGCGCCATTGGTGCAAGACCTGTGACAACGCATCTTTTTGCCCTTGCGTGCGATTGTCTACCGGGTTGCCTCTGCTATCAACGCCGCCGATGTAGCTGGCGTGGAGGCTAAGCGAATTGTAGCCAGCAACGCCGTTGCAGATGGCTTCATCATCAGCCAAGGTAATTACTTCTCCATTGGCTTTTACGATCTTATGATAGCCCGGTGACTTCCATTTCAGATTGGTCCGCCAGTAGTTTTGGATTGAATCAATCGTCGTTGATTGAGGTGTCGCCGTGCAGTGGACGACGAGGTACTTGATGTTTCGCATTTGACCTGATTAGGTTGCAAAATTAAATATCATTTGCCGCCATTTTGTACCCTATTAGGTACATAAGGCCGCATATTGCCCTCACTTGCCCCCTATCGGGTACTGGTCGTCGTAAACGTCGCATCAATAACGCGGGTTTCTATTTTCTCATTTACAATCTTAACAAGGCTCAACTTCATCCAGTAACCGCCGAGCGGCTTCGGCGGCCTGCCCCTCTCGACGTGGAAGCCACCCACTCCGCCTGCATATTCCTCCTTGTACGTCGCAGTCCTGATCTGATGCAGTGGCCGCTGCCTCATCATGTAGTTGGTTCGGTTGAGGTAGCTGATGACGTTGATGTGGTGGTACAGCTCGTGGACGTGACCTTGCCATGTGCAGTCGTAGCCTTCAACCATCGCCATGATCCGCTGGTCTTGGATGACACCCTTGGTCACTACGCCTCCTCCTCCTGATCCGTGAAAGTAGTGCATGGCAAAGCGTGTGTAGTGGTTGGTGTTCGGTGAATGGGCAAAGCCAAACAGTATCGCGCCGCCGTAGCCGCCGAGTTGGACGTCAGTGCCGCACTCGTGGTTCAAGAGCATGACGAACATCTGCAGCGCGTCAAATTCTACATTGCGGATGACGCTCGTTTCGTGGTTGCCATAGCCAATCAGCGCGATGTGCTTGGCGTATGGTTTGAACCACTGCACAGCATCGTTCACTACGGCTTGCAGGTAGTTGCCCTTGTTGTGTTCAGGTCGTATATCATCCTTGCCTCTGCGTGGATCGCCTCTGCCTTGCATCAGGCAGAACGTGTCGCCGTTCATGATGACCTTGGCGTTGCGGCGCACGGCTTCGTCGAGGTGGCTTTTTAGTAGATCGCGATCGCACTTCGGATTGTCCCAGTGCAGGTCGCTGATGAGCAGAAACTCCGCCTCCTTCCCCTCGCAGTCAATCGTGTGGACGTTGGCTGCGCGTCGGGTTATCTTCATATTATTGGTTTGGTGGTGTCGACTTTAGAAGCCGCAAAATACGATGTTCTAATACTTCTGTAATCTTGACACCTGAAAATCCGACGATGAAGGCGAGGCCGTACTCGATGTTCGGTGCTTGTATATTGAGGATGCCGATGATGACAGGCGCGATGTAGGTTGCGGAGAGTGTGCCGGAAAGGACTGCGATTAGCTGCATCTTCCAGTTCTTCATACGAGGAGCGAGCAGGAGCGCACCTGCGAAACCTGCGATGGTCAATCCGATGTTGATGCCGATTGATTTGAGGAAGTCTATCATTTGTTTGCGTTGTAATCTTTCGTGTACTGCTCATCCCAGCCGAGGAAGGTATGCACGCCTATTGGCGGAGGCCAGCACTCGTAAGGCAGGTAGTCGCTATGTGGCTCTGCATCCCAAAGGATGTCGACGCAATAAGCGCCCTCGATGATGCCAAGCGGCACTGCGAAGCCTTGCGGCACTGGTAGCGCGGTGAATGTCGCTTCATTGGAAAAGGCGTATTTGCGGAAGGTCGGCATTTATAGTCGGGTTAATTCGGCAAGTTGTGCGTTAGATAGCCGCGTGGTGTAGAGTGCGGCGGCGCGTATGCGGTCGTTGAGGAAATTCGTTGAGGCGCTCGTTCCAATTTTGCCTAAAAACACGGAAGTCGATGCAGGCACTCCACCGCTACTATCAGTGCCAATTTGTGTGCCGTTGACGTAAAAGGCGAAATCGCCACTCGCATAAGTCAATGCACACTTGTAAACACCATTGACCTGCCCTGACGCTGTGCTTATATCAACAACATCGGCACTTGCCGTTGTCACTACTGCCTGCAACGTGCGATTTGCGCCTACCTGTATCATAATCCGCTCGTCGCTCGTTCCGTTTGAACAGGTTAATATACGTCCACTTGCTATCCAGTTTCTTAAATCCACCTCCGCATAAATCGTCCCCTCCGTCTGCCCGATATACCCACTCACCCCCGACACTGTGCAAACATCCGCGGCGCGGGTTGCCGAGCCTGTTGTCGTTGGGATGAATGTCGTGGGAACTGAACTGAGTTCAATCTGCGGAGCAGCGAAGCCGAGTTCAGTGCCGACTGCCGCTAGTGAGGCTAAAGTTACCCCCGAAACAGGTGCCAATCTAAATGTAGTAAGTGTGCCGCTTGCCGTCATCGTAAAGGTTTCCGAGCATCGGTAAACATCCGTTCCCCATTGCTCAACCCTTCGAATGCGGTTTGTTGTGCCTGCTGTGTTGTAAATTGAGCCGCTACTAAACGAACCGCTTACATTAAATCCACCGCCAAGGTCGCCTGACGCTGCACCAGTTATTGACGCATAATAACCTCCAATTGTGTGCGCTCCTGTTTTCTTGATAAAAAAACTAAGAGTATAAGTGCTACCGCTCGCAAGCGCAACATTATTACCTGTTCTTGCAATATTACCATTTCCAGTACCTGCGCCAATGTTACTTCCTGAAGTGTTTACCTGAAGATTAACGCCACTTACACCAAGTACATCAATGACACCGCTTGTAAATCCTGACCAACACGTCCAATTTGTTGTCGTGTCGGTAGAGTTCAAGATGCCGTTGCTCGCACTCGGCTCAATCAAAGCCGCAGGGCAACCGCCTCCAATCGGGTAGTCCAAGCGAAGCACTCCCGAAGCAACGCTCTCAATCAAGCCACTCGCATTCACCCGCGTGGCGGTGGTCGCTCGGGTGAAGGTGAAGTCAGCACCGCTCACCACAGGCAACTGCGGATAGACAACGCCTGACTTCGTCAGTTGCGGCACAATCAAAAGCGAAGGCTGTCCAGTCACCCTGCTCGCCGCTCCTGTCGTGGTCGTTATGTAAGGCGAAATCCTATCATTGCGTTCCACCTGCGGCGCGGCAATGCGAATAGTGAAGCTGATGACATCCAACGCCGCCACATCAGCGGTAAGCCTGAAATTCACCCTGTCACTGCTGACGCTGGCAATCGAAAGAACTGCGGTGTTGATGCGCGTTAAACTGCTTGAAACCAAGCCATTCAAATCAGTGCTGCTGTTCGCCGTTTCAATGACCGAACCATCGCTCGACTTTTGGCCCAGCACCTGCAATACCATCGTGGCAGGAATTGTCCCTGCTTGCTTGCCCAAACTCATCGCGCCAATGTACTGCTGACCAATACTGGCAGGGATTGCGTTGGTGTTGTCGTTAGGCTCGCAACCTATGTAAATCGTGCCATCATTATCAGCCGTGCCACTTACCGTCCAGTCAATCGCCTGAAAGCCTGCACTGGTGAACGCGCTGGAAATGGTGACCGTCAATCCATTGACGCTACCACTCACCCACTTGGTTGGCAACACGCTTCCTGTTGCCCCTGCCATCGCGCTATTTGTCAGCAGGTTGGTGTCCGTGCGTTGCGGCACCCGCATCTGCAAGTCAATGGCTCGCGCATCAAGGCAACTGCCCGCCGCTTCCTTTTTCCCGCCTGATGCAATCGCTCGCGCCGTTGCCGCCGCGTTATCGCTCGCGTAATCGCCCACTACCTTCTGCGTCACAAAAGGCAAAGCATATCCGTGCGCTAATGCCATCAGGAATACGCAAATACGTTGCCACCTGATACCGTGACCGCGGCTAATTTCAAGCCGTTACGCGCCCTGACAATCATTCCTGTCATCACCGTTATTCCTGTCAATCCCAAGTATGTCAGCGCGTTGTTGCCTTCGCTGTCGGTCAGCGTGGTGAAACTCGTGGATGCATTCACCACAAGAAATTCAAACGCCTGACCTGTGACCGCTCCTGTGACTACGGTAATTGCGCCGTAGCCACCCAGCATCGCGTCTAATTGTTGCCCAATGTTCATATCGCTATTTTTAGTTAAATACCACTCAATCGGGAACTTCGCAAGAATTGTGCGGATATTCAAAGTCAAAGTTGGCCGTTGCCTGCCATCCAGCGACTTTGTCATCTCGCGCCTCCACGAAGCGCGTTGCACTAACCGCATCCTGCAACGTGTAATCCTTCGCAGGGTCATTCGTGAACTTGCTGATGAAGTCACGCATTATATATAAGGTGTCATTGAGTACCTCATCTTCATTGTCAGTCCACCTCGCCACCACGCTACCAGTCACCACCGTAGATAGGTTGCGGCTATCCTCGACCCTGTCCATAATCAGCACACTCACGCCAAGCGTAAGCGCACCAACATTTGCGGTCATAGATTGCAGGTCAGCAAACAGCAAAGGGTAAACAACCCTATCCCTGTCGGTTGTCCGTAGGTTTATCGTGTTGTCCGTTCCTATCGCAAGCGGGTCGCCGAATCCCACGCTGTTGATTTGTGGATGTGCCGCCGCAAAGGTCAGCAGGTCGTTCTTTAATTGCACCCAACTCATAGTACTGCTTTAATTTGTTGATATTTTTCGCGTGTGCCATTAAAATGGGTAAAAGCGTTTTTCGGGATAATCCAATGGGTCACGGAAGCGGCCACGCCTTCCTAATGCCATCCCTGTTTCGTACGAACTGCCATTGGGGTAAATCGTGTCGATAGCCGTTGGTGGGTTGTCAAATAGCGGGTAACTGGCGTGGTTCTCTTGCAAGTAGCGGGTAATGCGCTCCGTGTACCACTCCGCATCATTCTTGACTTTGTCCATCAGTTTGAACACCTCATCCACGCTCATCGGGTTGCTTTCGGTGCTGGTCCTGCGGTCCATCCCTTTATTCATATACTTGAACGACAGCACCATCGGAAGTTCAAAGTACATCCATTGCACGATTGCAGGTTGGATGTAATCTTCCAGCAGTGTGGTGTTTAGCGCGGTCACCGAACCGCTAACCACTTGCGCCTGTACTTCCTTGTACAACGCACTGCCAAGGGCAGGTTGGATGTGCATATCCTGAACCTTGACCAACGTGGGCCTGATTTGCGTATAGGCTACGTTTTCGTTTATGACGCTGTTTTCCAGCAGGTATTCCTCCGATACAAATAAGGCGATGCTCATTACACTACACGTTTAACTGTTGTTCCTTTTTTAACCACTAACTGCTGAACCCACATATGCCTGCACGATGGCCTGTGGTTGCCATTCGGAAGCGTGAACCAACCACCTCTGCGCTCCCAAACATTCCACCCAACCAACTGCCCGATGTCGTTTATATCGCTTCGGGTGTACAACTTTGTCGCGCTTAAATCCAGCATCGTCTGACAAAACTTGCGGCTTTTGTCGTAACCATCCGCTTTACTCAACCCCGCATATTCAGGCCGCCAGTCGTAGCGATAGCGCACCTCCACCACTTCCTCCTCCACTGGCTTTTCTTTCGTTGCGATGTCAATATCGCGGCTAATCGGGAAGCGGTTTTTTTCAAGCAGGTAAGCAATGCGCTTGCGAATCTTCGCAGGGCTGACCTTCAACGCCTCGGCTATTTCTTTAACCGTTGCCAACCTGTTCTTCTTCCTATACGCCATTATCCGCTTATCCAACTTCTCTTCCTCCTCATCCACCGCAAACGTTTCAGTGTCACCTTCCAATGCCAACTCCCAACTATCCACCACGTCAAAGCCTTCCGCGTCATCGCCATACTGCGCACCAACAGCCGCCAACATCCGCATCTCTGCATCTTCGCCTTGTGCGCTGAACTCCGCTTGGCCATCGGTCAGGAAGTCGTTAATCTGCTCGGCGGTCAAGCCAAAACCACTGCCCAGCATCGTCCGTGCCTGCGCCTCGCTAATCTTGCCCGATTGGAAGTTGCGCACTATCCGCATCAGGTGCTGAAACTGCCGCCCTGTCATTGTGCGCAGTGCTTCGTTCACTGGCTCGCTCGCCAATGCCTCCGCCGCAGGTGCGCCTTCGGGTTGCGTGGCTTCTTCTTCAATCGGTTCAAGTCCTGCCTTCTCGCGCAGTTCATTCCGCGTCATTATCTGGGTCAACACCTGTTCGCTCAACTGCTCCGTGACTGGGTCGGTAGGGCATAGGTACAAGCCTTCGATGTCATTGAAGCCAGCGATGTAGTTAATCATCCGCTCCACAATCATCACCCGCGCGTTGATGTAGGTGTTTTTAAACAACTCATAAG